AGCGACAAGCCGATCAATGTCTTGCTCACTGGCCGCAGACAATTCCAGGGCGCTTTCATTTTTGAAGTGTTTCATCATTTCTTCTAAAGTCATGGATTATACTCCCTCTTGGTCAAACAAAGGTAAGCCGAAAGTTTGGGCTTCTGCGATGTCAAAGGCTTCGGCAGCCTCCGCCGCAAGGATCCGCATCACAGGTTGATTGATCCGCTTTCTCCGCCCCCAGAAGTCGCCAATCTCTTGAACGCCTCTCTGGTCAAGCACTTGTGAACCCCGCACTAATTGAACATGGCCAGTAGTAGTAACCATGTAAACGTGATTAGGATTGGCAACGTCCCGCATGAACCGCTGCAAAGTCATGCCCTCAGTGTTTCCGTTGGGCAGCACCGCGAACTCAACGCCGATTGCGTTCATAACTTTTTTGCGCTCATAGTAATGAGTGCCGCCAGACCACCGCCGCTTGCGCTTGACCCGATTACCGGCGTGTTGCCGGAACAGATCAAAAGTCTCAGCCAAAGTTTTCCCGGCCGCAACCGCAACGGCTTGTACGCCGCAGTGGCCACCGCGAAAAGCATCTCTGGGCAAAGCGAAGTCCATTACGCCGCCCCCTCATTTTGTGCAAAGTAAACTCCGACACCGGCGCTCTGAACGTTGCCGTAATGTATGTCGCTGCAACGCCCGTGAAACTCGCTGCCGTCATCCCACTGAACTACAAACCTCATTGACTGCTCAGGGTTCCACTCTGAAATCTTGCCGTAGCTGTAAGGGTGCATCGCGCCCCAGTAACCAATGACCTCTTGTCCTATCTGATACATCATTGATCGTCCTCCTGGGGCTGATTGGCATCTTGCAGCGCATCTAAGTAGCACTCGTAACAAATTTCCTCGAAGAACTCACATTCCTCGCAGCCATCAACAGGGCTGAAACTTTCGTGGTTTTGGTGGGACATGACCATCTTTCCTTCCTAGTAAAAAACAAATCACACCTTGTAATATAGAGATATCACAACTAGGGTCAACCCTGTTTATGTAAAAAAGGTTAAAAAAATGCCAAAAAAACGCCAAGTATCTGAAAACCTTGCACCTTTTCATGTACGATTACCAATAAAAATTAAGGATCGGCTGCAAACTTACGCGGATCGACGCGGTGAAACCAGTGCCAGGGTGTTGTCGGATCTGATCGATCAGCACATTCCTGACCTGGAATTAAACTTGCCAAAAATTAACCTGGTTGATGCTGACGAACAGATTGACCTGGAGAAATGGCTGCAAAAACATGAATAAGCTGATGTTCTGGATGCAGGGTCAGCCCATAGGCAAAGGCCGTCCCAGGTTTACCAGGACCGGGCGGGCTTACACTCCGGCCAAAACAAAGAAATACGAACACGCGCTTGCTGCCAGGGCAAGTGATGAGATGGTTAGCCTGGGGATCGATCCAATCAGTGCGCCATGCAAGGTTTATATCCTGGCACAGTTTGAGATACCGAAATCATGGTCTAAGAGGCGGAAAGAGGCTGCTACGTTAGGGGTAGTTAAGCCAGGTATGCCCGACATTGATAACATTGCAAAGATCGTCCTGGACGCGATTAATGGGGTGTGCTTCGATGACGATAAACAGGTGTATGAATTACGCGCAACCAAACGCTATGGCGATCCGTTGGTTTTGGTACAAATAGAATGGGAACAACATGAAACCAGTAACCGCCAGGAATAAAGATTTACGCAAGTTTGCGATCATCCCGATCAAAGCTGTAACGGATCCAGAAGTCACCAGGACCGCCGCGCTGTCCGTGTTGGCAGCATTGTGCAGCTATTGCGATGAGGCCGGATGCACATTCGTCAGCCAGGCACGTTTGGCAAAAGACCTGGGAACATCCAGGCAAGCAATCAACAAACAGATCCGAAAGCTGATTAAATTAAAGTATGTCGTCCATGCCAAGAACAGGTTCAAAGGCCAAACAACCAACACACTCAAAGTAATATTCGGAGATGTAAAAACAGAAGAAGAAGCCCTGGCAAACTTAACAGCAAGGGAACGGATCAGCCTGGAAGAACGCCGCAGCCAGGTCGAACAAGAGATGCAAAAGCCTGTGGATAAGTCTGAGGATAATAATAACGTGTCAACCAATCAGGTTGCAGGGGGTGCAACTTCTGAGGTTGCAGGGGGTGAAACCAATAGGGTTGCATATAACACACCATATAACAGACCAATTAACAATATAAGGGAAGATGCTAGAAAGATTTGTGTAATGTTTTTAAGAGTTGGTGAAAGCTTGGGATCGAACAGAGTAATCAATGAGCGAGACATGGATGTGGCTGCCAAATGGGTCAAGGATGGCCTAAACCTGGACGATTGGGGCAAGATCCTGGAAAGCCACGCCAAGTATTGCGTCTCAAAGCACCGAGATTACGCCAGGGGAATAGGATACTTTCAAGTGCCGGTAAGCAAACAACTAGGCAAATCAGTGAGAACAGATGTGAACGATACAATCACAGGTGTAGTAAAAAGGTTAAGTGTTTGATATTGCTACATATTAAATTTAACATAATATGCATTATACGCCATAATCGTTTTAGATCGGGCAAATCGAGCGGATCCAGGCAGAAATCGCAAATCGGATCGGCCACCCCTGGCCCCCCACCCCACCCGCATACTGTGCATACCCCCACATAAATATTTTCTGGTAAAAACCTTGGGAGTGTGCGATATCATAACGACGATCATTCATTTATTAGGAAGGAAGAGAAATGAAGAAACGTTTCAGTGTTGTCCAGGCTAAGAAGAGCCGTGATGGTGATAAGACTTTTTGGCAGCGTCATGGTGTTGCTTTTTCTAGCAGCAAGGGCATCAGCATAAAGCTTGAGAGTTTGCCGTTACCGAATGAGCAAGGCGAGGTGTGGCTGAGTTTGTTTGAGGATGATGGCAAGAAGGGTGGCGGTGGTAATGTCCCTGCGCCTGGTGTTTCTGGTATAAATGACGAGATCCCATTCTAAGCATGGCGAGAACCAGGAAAACCCCTATTGGTCGGTTCGGCGGTGTTCGTATAGCGCAGCGCCGGATCAAGACCAGTGAGACACTTGAGCAAAACAAAGAGGCGGTTGCTACTGAACTAATTGCTTTGGGCACAACGAAGATCACTGACATTATGAACCTGGACGGCACGATGCGGGATGAAAAGGATATTCCCGACGAAGCTTTGCGGGCTATTAAAAAGATAACGCCAATGCCGGATGGTCGGATTGCTGTTGAGTTACATGATAAGGTGGCTGTTCTACGCATCTTGGCAAAGGCTGCGGGATTTTTGGACAGTGCTGAGAAAGAAAGCGACAAGCCTTCTATTGTTGGGATCAACATGAAAGGGCCGACCATAGAAGCGGAGGTTATTGATGAGAAATAAAACAAAGCTTGAAAACCTGGCGAAAGCTGCGGGTGTAAACTTGGATGATCTGAAAGTAAGTCTTGAGGCTCCAGGTGAGGAAGGAACTCTTAGCGCGTCTTTGCTTAGAAAATATGTAAGGCCATCTAAGGAAGGTGACGAGGATAGCAAATGAAACTACCTTGTTGGCACTGTAAAGGAGATATGACCTGGGGCGGGGATCACGACTGCGAAGAGGGCAGCCGGTTTTTAATCGAAAGCAATTTCACTTGCCCGGATTGCGGCACGTTTGCCCTGGTTTATCTGCCAGATTATGACGAGGTAACAGATGAAAACAATAAAGATTGATGGCGAGATGGAATGCAAGAAGAGGAAACGAAAGGGGGACAAATATATTCCCTGGGAGTATAGGGGGTTTTTGATCCGACGAATAAAACGCCGCAGTTATACTCGCATCTGGGCAGCCATAAACAAACAAGGCAAGGAGGTTTTGGTTGATGAAAAATTAAAAAGCCTTTGTTTGAAGATAGACAAAGTGGGGGATGCGGTGGAAAAGAAACCAGAGGCGGGATTAGAAAGTAATGATAAAGGTGTAACGATAACACTGAACCCTGGCGCAAATAATAGAATTAAAGACCTAGAGGCTTGCCTGGAAGAGATCGAGCGCGTTGCCCTGGTAAGTGAGGGTGTCCAATTTTATGCAATGGTTGCCCGCAAGGGTTTAGACGGAGAGTTTAATTATGACGGAAATCCCAAGTCTTGATTTAAACTTTGAGAATAGCCCGACTGTTTGGAAGTTTCTGCACGACGATAGCTTTGTAAGGGGAATAATGGGGCCAGTTGGATCTGGTAAGTCTTACGGCTGCGCGGCCGAAATAATGCTTAGAGCCGTCCGCCAAAAGCCTAGCCCCAGGGACGGAATAAGATATTCCAGGTTTGTTATTGTCAGAAATACTTACCCGGAACTTAGAACAACGACGATTAAGACCTGGCAAGAACTGTTCCCGGAGGATGTTTGGGGCAGTATGCGGTGGCAGCCGCCCATTTCGCACCACATTAAAATCCCGACCAGGGAAGATATTCCAGGAATTGACTGCGAAATTATCTTTATGGCCTTATCTTCTCCGCAAGATGTTCGCAAATTGCTATCACTGGAACTCACCGGCGCATGGGTCAACGAGGCTAGAGAGTTGCCCAAAGCGGTTATCGATGGGCTGACGCACAGAGTTGGCCGTTATCCGACCAAGGCGGATGGATCCCCGACCTGGTACGGCATTTGGATGGACACGAACCCGCCAGACAATGACCATTGGTGGCATGATCTAGCTGAGAAAAATAAGATCGGCGGGAAGTTTCCCTGGACATTTTACCGGCAGCCCGGCGGAGTTTTACTTGCTGAACCTGGCGAAGTGCCCGAAAACCCCGAAGCCCAGGGCTACATCTTCTCAGGATCTAAGTGGTGGAAGGTCAACCAGGACGCAGAAAACAGTAACAATTTGCCGCCAGGCTATTATCAACAGCTTCTAGGCGGTAAAAATCTCGATTGGATCCGCTGTTATGCGCAGGGACTTTACACTTTCGTCCAGGAAGGTCGGCCGGTTTGGCCGGAATACGACGATGAACTAATGTCCGGGGATGTGGAGGTGGATCCATATTATCCAATCCAGATCGGCGTTGACTTTGGATTAACCCCGGCTGCCATATTTGGACAGAGAACAGCGGGCGGAGCCT